ATACATATTACATACATATATACCTATATGATATCATAGCAGAATTTACAGAACTTGGTGTTTAGTAACAAGGCTTAAACATCTAAACATTCTTCTGGAGAGCCTCTAAATTACGTCGGCCGGTAACCCTGGTCGGTCCACATGATCTCGCCCGCCTCAACCAGCTGCGCCAAGATGTCCTTGATTTCCGGCGTGCGTAGGCGCCCGTTCAAAAATTGCTGGATGTTGCGCGGCTTCACCGGGTGCTTGCGCTGGACATAGCTCGCGATCTTGGCCGTGATGTCGCCGCGCTCGTTACGTGGCAGGAAGTCCTGTGCCAGCCCAGCCAGTTCCAGCGCCGCGGTCCGGGCGATGCCCGCCCCCCACTCCATGTCGGACAGGTCGACACTGGCGCCGCGGCCCCACCGGCCGGCGGCCCGGATGGTGGCCAGCCGGACCGCCATCTCGCAGCAACGAGCGAGGTAGACGGCGCTCTCAGGGTGCTCGTCGCCATGCTGCGCGATGATGTTCAGAAGATCCTGGTAGCAGGCGCGAGCCTGCTCGTTCGCCCACGGCAGCACCTCGGGCATGAAGCGCGCCTCCGGGTCCGCGATGTGCAGCAGGCTTTCCGGGCCGGACCACAGATAGAGCCGATGCAAAGCGTCGGCGAGTGCCGACGGAACCGTGAGAGGATCGAGCACCGGGTCGATGTCCGCGGCGCATCGGGTGGTCCGGAGCACGAGGAACCGGTTGAGCAATCCATTTTCGACACTCTCGCCTTGAAGGGATGCTAGAAATTCGTCAGGCGTCGACATCCCGAGCAGGGAAACCGCCGGGCACATGATCGGCTCGATGGCCCTCACAGTGGCCCAGGCGGGCGTCGGCAAGATACCGAAGGACAGCCCCCACAGCGTCCGCAGCAGCTCCCCGACGGCGCGCTCATGACTGCTGGCCTTGCGGTGGGTGACCGCCTGGATGATCGCGCCGATCTCGTCCTGCAGGCACAACATCACCGGCATTGCGCTCAGACGCTGGAAGACCGAGCTGCCCGAGTGAAAACGTGACGGCCCGAGATGGTTGTGCGCCTTGGCGGCGTGCAACAACTGCATGCTGGCATCGAGAACATGCTGCTTGCCGGCGCCGCTGCCGGCAATCGCGACGACATAGAGGTGGGTCGCCGAGCGGGTCGGACCGGCAACCCGGCGGCCGATCAGGGTCCCGACGATGGCAACCGCGGCGCCGAGCGCCAGCACCCGGTTCGGGCGCCGGGCCGTGCCGGTGATCCAATTGACAATCTCCCCGACCAGTCCAGGAACCTGGGTAAAGCATTCCAGATCGCCCGCGACCGGCATGCTGGGCTTCGCCTCGTCCTGGTGGAGTTGAGGCTTCGCCTCGTCCTGGTGGAGTTGAGGCTTCGCCTCGTCCTGATGGACTTGCGGCGGCACCAGCCCAGAAACGTCGATATCGACCCGGAATTCGAGACGTTCGGCCAGGAACCGGAACGCGGTGTCGAGGTCGCAGCCGTCCGAGGTCATTACCAGATCGAGCGGTGTGTACCCTTGATCGGCGCCGAAGTCCTTGATGCCGAGCGGCGAGATCTTGAGGTTGCGATGGCGCTGCTCGGGCTCGCGCCCGGTGGTCGACGGCCGCCACGCCGGCACCGCCTCGTAGCCGCCACGAGCGGGGCGGCAGCGATACAGCCCCAATGCCGGCACCCAGGCGGGCAAATTGGTGAGCGCCAGATCATTGAGCTGACGGTGCGGGGTCGCCTCTTCTCCACTGCCGTTGCGCGCATGCGGCGGCGGACCGGGCTGGTAGCCGAACGGCGCCAGCGCCGCCGAGATCTGCTCGGCAATGTCGGCGGGCAGCTCGGGCAAATCTTCGGGTGCGACGTCGAGCAGGGTTTCGCTGCCGGTCCACCGGTATGGTTGCCCGGTGTCGGGATGGATGGTCGGCGGCAGCACCGTCTGCCGGCCGGGACCGATCAGGTCCACCGCCCGACGCCCGTCGATATCCCAGCTCCGCGACCCAATGCCCGGTCCATAATAGAACAACGTCTCGCCCTTCTGACCGGCCTTGCGCACCGGAGATCCCGGCAGGATCTTCGTCAGGGCGGCATGAATCGCCGGATCGATGGTGTCGATGTCGATCGCGATCAGCCCGCGATAGCCGCCGACCACGCCGACGCCGGTGTCGCCCACGGCCCAACGGGCACGTTCGCTCTCCGGCGGCGGTCCGTTGTTGAAACGATGCTGCCAGTTCGACGCGCCGATCGTCATGCCGGCAAAGAAGTAACCCGGGCGCTTGGTGCCGGGCGCGATCGGAATCGCCGCGTGGCCGCGCTCGATCAGCTTCTCGCCATAGGTTGCGTAGGGACCCATGATGCAATGCTCCTCTTCAAAACGGCGGCTGTTCGTTGTTCAGGATCTTCGCCCGCAGCGCCTGCTCGAAGCCGCGGAGCATGCGGCGCACGAACTCGCGCCATTCCTGGTCGGTCAGCTTGGCGAGGTCGGTGGTGCCGATCTCTTCGAGGTATTGCCCAGCACCGGCCGCGGCTTCGAGCGCGGCGGCTTCTTCAAAGGTGTCGAGTTCGGAATTCGGCATGGCGTAAACTTTCCTGGCAGCACGGTGGCAACGGTTTTCGTCACACAGCCAGATCACAGGCCCGGCGCGAGACAGCGAACGGCCGCGCAGCGGCGCATAGCCGAGCCACACCGCACGGCGGCGGCACACCGCGCACAGCGTCGGCCGCGAGGTTGCGAAGCGCTGAATGATGGCGCTCAAAATCGCACCTCATCGCCGAACGGTTCGCGCTTGATCTCTTGGAAGGCGGACTCGCGCGACTTCGCGACCCAGGAAGTGAAGTAGCGGTCGATCTCCACCAAGGTCCCGTCGGAGCGCAGCACCCGGCGATCCGAGACGTTCCACCAACGATCATTGCGGTAGACTGCGATCTCGACTACACGTCCAAGCTCGCCGGAACGCTGGATCGCTTCCATCACGGTGGCGGGAACCGGAGCCATGCCGCCGAGAGCGAACCACCATTTCTCAGCCCGGGTGCGCGCGTACCCCAGATGCTCGAAGCAGATGTATTCGTCGTAGGACGTCACCAGCCCGGCGAGATACGACACCCGCAGCGTGGGCGGCGCCGACGGGTCGCTGCGCTTGATGTGGTGGAAGAACATGGTGTTCGTCACCGGCATCCAGCTCTGTCCGGTCGACAACACCGGAACCGCGTCGGCGATGGTGGCGTGTTTCGGCTTTGGTGCGGGCTTCGGCCACTCGAACCCGCAGCACGAGCAGGCGGCGGCGTCGAGCGGGTTGATCTCCTGACACTGCGGGCAAACTCGGGCGCGCACCGTGTCGGGCTTCACCGCCGCGTCGTTCTTGGTCTTGATGTTGTTGATGCTGACCCGGTCGACCGGCCCGTGGCGGTGAACATTTTGGGCGAAGTCGGCGATCAGAGTATCAGTCTTGCCCTCGGTCTTGCGGCTGCCGCGGCCGACCATCTGGACATACAAGCCCGCGCTCAACGTCGGTCGCAACATGACCAGCATGTCGGTCGCCGGTGCGTTGAAGCCGGTGGTGAGCACGCCGACATTGGCGAGCGCCGTGATGGTGCCGGCCTTGAAGGCGCGCACGATCCGCTCACGTTCTTCGGTCGCTGTTTCGCCGAACACGGCCTCGGCATTGACGCCACGAGCCCGCAGCGCGTCGCGAACGTGTTCGGCATGACGAATGCCGGTGCAGAAGATCAACCACGACCGCCGGTCGGCGCCGAGCTTCACAATCTCATCGCAAGCGCCGTTGACGATCGTCTCGGTGTCGACGGCGTCCTGCAGCTCGCTCTCGATGAAATCGCCGCCACGCCGGCCGACACCGGACACGTCGATCCGGGTTCGTGTCGCCTTCGAGGTCAGCGGCGACAGGTAGCCGTCGCGGATGCCCTGAGCGATATCGTATTCGAACACGATGTCGTCGAAGATCTTGCCCTCGCCCTCGTCGAGGCGACCGCTGTCCAATCGGAAGCACGTTGCGCTGAAACCGGCGACCCGCAGGTCCGGCACGCTGTCTCGCAAAGCCGCCAGCAAGGTGCGGTACATGCCGTTGCCGGCATGCGGCACAAGATGACATTCGTCGATCAGAACAAGGTCGCACGAACCCAGAGCGCGAGGATTGCGGAACATGCTCTGGATCGAACCGAAGATGATCCGGTGTTCGCAATCGCGCCGGCCGAGGGCGGCGCTGTTGATGCCGACCGGCGCGTCCGGCCACAGCTTGATCAGGTGATTAAGGTTCTGCTCGATCAGCTCCTGCACGTGGGTGACCACCAGGATTCGCAGATTTGGAAACCGCTCCAGGACGTCGCGGACGAGCTGGGCGATCACCACCGACTTGCCGGTGGCGGTCGCCATGCTGATCAGTGCATTGCCGCCACCGGCCGCCCAATAGGCGTCAAGCGCATCGAGCGCCTGACGCTGGTATGGTCGCAATGTGAAGGACATTGCTATTTGCCCCGGTGCCAGGGCGCAGTCCCGGTCGGACCCGGGCGTGCCGGTCCTTGGGCGTTCGGAGTGACGGCAGCGGGCTTGGTTGATGCAGCAGCTTCCGTAGCAGCGGCTTCCGCAGCTTCGTTGTTGTCGAGCGCCAGCACCTTCACGACGCGGTTCTTGTCGGGATAGGCCCCGGTCTTGTCCTCCTCGATCGCGAGGACGATCCGAACCGGCGTCCACAGCAGGGGTTCAACGTTCGACAGCGGCGTGGCGCAGCCGACCGCAGCGATGATCGAGTTGAGCATCTTCTGGCCGAAGAACTGCGCCCCGGGCTTGGGATGAACGAAACTGATGTTCTGCCAGATCTGGCGGTTTTCGTACTCGCCCTCGATGATCTTCCACACCAGGGTGAGCGCGTAGCCGTTGCCGGACTTCGGCGGGCCGATGCGGCCCTCGACTGCTTGGGCGACATACTTACCGGGCGGCAGCAGATCGAAACCGCCATCGGTATCTTCCGGGTTGTAAGGCCCGTTCGGAAATTCCATCGACATGGTATAAAGCTCCTTTTTGGTGGGGTTTCGCCGGTCTGTCAGTCCGCCCCGGCGGGCGGTTTCGGGAAGTACGGCGCGAGCGTTGCGCCGTAATCGAAGTCTTTCGGCACCATGATCTTCGGCGGCAAGCCGTAGCGGTTCTTCGCCGCGAAGCTCGGCCGCGCCTCGACATGCAGCCAGCGCGTGGAGCCGCCGTCGGCGCGAACACGCTTTTTGCCGAACCCGGTGTCTTCGGTCTGGATGTTCAGATCCGGCGCCATGAACCCGATCACGTCCATGGTGTCCTGGATCAGTCCTCGGGCGCGCTTGTGCAAGCGGAGCTGATAGGACGTGTAGCTGGCGACCCGCGGGTCGTTGACGGTTTCGATCGCCGAGTGCGCCAGCAATACGACCGTCATGCCGCGCTCATGGCGCAGGAATTCGAGTGCCGCCAGGAGGTCGAGCCACCAGCGATCAGCGACCACGTATCCCTTGCCGTATCCGGGCGCCTCGATCGAAGCCCAGCCCTGCGAGGTGCAGACATCGCGCCACACCAGGGCTTCGAGCGCGTCGAGGCTGTCCACCACCACAGTGCGGTGGTCGTGCGACTCGACGGCGAGCATGGTCAGGGCGTCCCGGAGCGCCGGGAAGGTGTCGAGCAGCCCGAAGGTGTCGATCGTCAATCCGGCCGGACACCCGTCCTCGACCTGCAGGAACACCGGCTTCGGAAAGCGAGCGGCAAGCGTTGTTTTACCGACGCCCTCGCAGCCGTGAACCAAGATGCGCGGCGGCAGCACCGCAGTAGCGGTATGGATCATCTTGAACATCACCGCTGCCCTCGCGCGATATCGCCGGAGTCGCGGCGAAGCCAGCGGAGTCGGGGCTCCCCGTGATAGCCGCGCTCAAAGATGAGCCAGCAGTGCTCTACGCGGGCGCCTTCCGGCTTCTTACCGGCAGCAAGGTAGCTGCCCGGCGGCATCGCTGGCCGCGGCGTCATCAGGTAGATCTTCGAGAGCGGCGAGTTGCCGAGCCACGACGACGCCGCGACGAGCCGCGCGAGGGGCCAGATCAGACACGCCCGTATCGGATCGAGCTTGATGATGTGCTGCAGGATCGCGTCGTCGAACGGCGGGTTGCCGACAATCGATACGTCGGGGTTGATGTGGTCGACCGTCAGAAAGTCCTGGACGGCGTCGAGCGTGATCCCGGGCTCGGCGCACGGGTTCGCGGTGCGGTCGACGATGTCGGACGCGATCGTCCGGTAGCCGGCGGTGCGGGCCGCCACGACACACCGGCTCCAGCCCGCGAACGGGTCCATGATGACGCCGGGGAAACGCTCGACGTCGAACAGGCGCTTCGAGCACCAATGCGGTTCGACGTAATGGTCTTGCAACTCCTTGGCGAAGATGTGCGTGTTCTTTGGACGCACCGCGCCGGTGTTGTTGACAGGATCAATAATGGATTCCGCCCGCTCGGGCGTGTTAGAGGTATCGCGCATCGAAGTAGTCCTCTATG